TCCTGAACTTTAATATAAAAGTCTGGGAAGTATCTATGTGGTTTGTTGTCTACTGGAGACCGATACCACACATACATTTCTTCACTACCCCATTCTAAAATATTCTGAGTCAAGTCACAGTATCTCATGAATTTGCGCTCCCAGAGGGAACGATATACTATATTGCTTGGATCACCTTTGTATTTTTTTGGGTTGGAAGGTTGATACTTTCCCTTATATGCCATCTAAATAACTAATAATGTAAGACTCGTATAAGGTATTTAGAGTGGCAGCACCTAGACCAAGAAGGATATCAGATTTTAAACCAGCACTAACTAACCTAGCGCAAACCTCACATTATCAGGTTATTTTTGGTGGACTTCCACTACCTTTAAGACAGCACTTAAATGTTCGTGGAGTTGGTTATAGGTTCATTACTGAAACATCAGGACTTCTTTGTTACTCTGCTTCTCTACCTGGAAGTTCCCTTGCTACTGCTAATATTAAAGGGAACTTCATGGGAGTCGTTGAGAACATGGCTCATACAAGACTCTTTACTGAGATAGGTCTGGAGTTTTATGTTGACAATGAGTATAGAACTCTCAAGTTCTTAGAGCATTGGATGGAGTTCATTGCCAATGGTTCTGCTCATAGAAAAGCATCTGATGATTACTACTTTAGAATGGAGTATCCATCAGACTATAAGTCAAATCAAACTAAAATCATTAAGTTTGATAGAGACTATGGTGAGAATATTGAGTATACTTTCTGGGGACTTTTCCCAAGAGACTTGTCATCAACAACCGTTAAGTATGATACTTCAGAGATACTGAAGGCATCCGTTCGTTTTAGTTACGACAGATATATTTGTGGTAGAAGTGATAGTTACTCTGTCAATAGAGGAATCGATGGTAACAAGGAAGATGATAAGGGTGGTCCTTCATCTGAAGGAACAAAAGATAGATATGTTCCAGTATCTGCTGGTGCCGCTGGTGCTGGTGGTGTAAGATTCATTCCTCAGGGTATGGGTCTGGCAGAAGCACTCAATAAAGGTTTAGTCTACGATAGCCCTTACGGACCCAGATAAATATTCCTAACTGAACTTTTTGGGTTGTTATGCCTTTACCAAAGATCTCTACACCAACCTATGAGTTGGAACTGCCTTCGAGTGGAAAGAAAATCAAATATCGCCCCTTTCTTGTAAGGGAAGAAAAAATTCTTATCATCGCAATGGAAAGTGAAGATGATAAACAAATTACTAATGCCGTTAAGGAAGTTATCTCAAACTGTATCCTGACCAGAGGTGTCAAGATTGAGCAGTTGTCTACTTTTGATATCGAATATCTCTTCTTAAACATTAGAGGTAAGTCTGTAGGTGAAGAAGTAGAAGTTCTCATCACCTGCCCAGATGATGGTGTCACTCAGGTTCCTGTGGCAATCAACCTGGATGATATCAAAGTCCAAACGGGAGAAAACCACAACAAAGATATCAAACTTGACAATGATCTCATCCTTAGGATGAAGTATCCATCAATGGAGGAGTTTGTTAAGAATAACTTTAGCACAGAAGAACTCAACCTTGACGGTACTTTTGACCTCATTTCTTCTTGTATTGAGCAAGTTTACTCTGAAGAAGAGTCTTGGGCAGCATCGGACTGTACTAAGAAAGAACTTAGAGAGTTTCTTGAGCAGTTGAGTTCCAAGCAGTTTAAAGAGATTGAAACTTTCTTTGAGACGATGCCTAAGTTGTCTCATACTATTAAAGTTATGAATCCTAATACTAAGGTTGAGAGTGATATTGTCTTGGAGGGACTGAACGCTTTTTTCGCGTAGGTATGGCTCATGAGGATCTTGAGTCATACTTTAAGATAAATTTTGCCCTGATGCAGCACCATAAATACTCATTGACTGAGTTAGAAAATATGATACCTTGGGAAAGAGAAGTTTATCTTACTTTCCTAAAACAATACATTGAGGAAGAGAATTTAAAACAACAGCAAGCTGAACTAAATGGCTGAGTTTTCGCCAATCATAACTACGTTAAAACCTAGAAGAACCAGAGTTTCTTCTTTTACATTTCTGAATCGTCCCCAAGAACAACAACCAAGGGAAGATTTTAGAACTACGCTTGCGCTGCAGCAAAATAGACTTGCTTTTGATAATATCAACTCCTCATTAGTAAACCTAACTAACCAAGTCACTGCTCTGAGTGCTTCTCTGGATGGTATTGCTCAAAGAGTCAGAGAAGACTCAGCACTAGATCAGGCAAGAGAAGCACAGAAGAGACGACAAGAAGAAATATTAGCAGAGCAGAAACTTAGAGAAGGTAAAGAGAGCGTCGTTGAGCGCAAGATGCAGTCTGCTCTTCTCAGACCTGTTAGAAAGATTGGTAATAAAGCGCGGTTTACACTAGGTAGACTGGCAAACTTCTTTATGATTCTTTTGGCAGGTTTCCTAGGAAACATGGCACTATCTACCATTAGTGCTTTGATATCTGGTGATAAAGAAAGACTAGAAGAACTAAAGCAGAAGTTCTTAAAGAATATTGGTGTTGTAGGTGGTATATTCCTATTGTTCAGTGGTGGTCTTACCACTATACTTGGTTATCTTACCAGACTTGGTGCTAGACTTGGTAGTGCTGTCTTTAGAAACTTACTCATAAGACCAGTCAATGCTCTGATAAACCTTGTAAAAGAAGGTGTAAAGGGAGTAGCAAGAGGTTTAGGTTTAGCACCAAAGGCAGCACCAAAAGCACCACCAGCAAAACCAGCACCTCCAAAGGCACCACCAGCAGCAAAACCTGGAGGTAAAACAGGTGGAGCAGCACCACCAGCTAAAACAACAAAACCAGCAGGAGGTCTAAAGGGTTTTGGCAAATCTGTAGGAAAACAAGGACTTTTTTCACTAGGTTTTTCGACTGCTATAGACCTTGCCTTTGGTGAAAGTATTGGTTCCTCTCTTGCTGGTGGTTTTGGTGCAGCAGCTCCTGCATCATTGTTTGCTGGTCTTGCTTATATTGCTCCAAAGAACTTATTGTTCCAACTTCCAATAGGTGTTGGTGCTCTAATATCCAGCTACCTTGGATATAAGGGAGGTAGAAACTTCTATAGTGAAAATGTAAAAACAGATCCAGAAAGTTGGTTAAACACCAGTTTTGATCTTAGAAACCTATTTAATGAAAAACCAGTTATCCAAAGACCAAAAGGTTCTGGTGATAATCTTCAATCTTTAAAAGAACCTGATACTGGTGGTAATGTAACTGTTATTAATAATGAATCAACTGCTAGTGCTGGCAATGTTCAGAAAAACAAAAATCTAGGTTCTGCTAACTATCTGCCTAGCATTCCCACTGCTCCTGATGATAACTTCTATATTACTAGTTCACAACTTGTATACAACGCAGGGTGGGCATAAGTAAATGGCATATCGTTCTTCCATCAACGTAAAGAATATCAATAAGTCTCTATCTGGACTTAATAAAAGTCTTCTTAGAGCAAGAGACTCTGCTAGAAGTGTTAGAACCACCATTACCGAGTCAACTAGAGACAAGAGAAAGTCTTTCTCAGCAAGCATATCAGCATTTAAGAAGAGAAGAGAAGCAGCAAGAAGAAGAGAAAGAGAGGATATTGTAGAGGCATCTTCTGTCAAAGGTGCAATATCAAGGTCTTCTAGTGCTGTTGTGAATAGCACTAGAGGTTTCTTAGGGAGAATACTTGACTTCCTTGGAACAATACTAGTTGGATGGGCTTTGACTAACCTCCCAGGTATTATCAAGGCTGCTCAAGATTTGATTGAGAGAATGAAGAAATACTTCGAACTTCTCAACAACTTTAGAATGGGTCTTCAGAACTTCTTGGTAAGTTTTGGAGATATGGTTGGTGAGGTTACTGCTGGACTCAGTAGGTTTGACTTCCTTGCTATTAAGAGAGCAGCGGACAGGGGTATGAAGAGGATGGGAGATGCCTTTGTTCAGATGAACAACTCTCTTGACTCTGTAGTTAGAATGCTGAAGCAAGATATTAATAAGTTATTGGGTCTAGACGTGTTTGATATACCCGCACCTGATGGTGGTGGAGGTGGTGGTGGTAATATTCCACCAGACACTGGAGCACCAGGCGGTAACGATAGCGGTAGGGCAAGAACTGGTACAAAAGAACAAAGAGCATTACTTGATACCCTAGCGATGGCTGAGGGTACATATAATAGTGGATACAGCACATGGTTAGGATTCAGAAAGCATGGTCCTGACGATCTAACAAACTTAACTATTGATGAAGTTCACGATCTACAAGGAACTTTCTTGTCCAAGTTTGGTGCTCCTTCAGCAGCGGTTGGTAGATATCAGTTTGTTCCTCTCAGAGAACATGCAAGAAGATTTGGAGCAAATACTTCTACTCAAAAGTTCACACCAGAATTTCAAGATAGACTTGCTCTATTCTTAGCAGAAAATAGAGGAGTTGATACAAAGAAACCTATTGACTCTAATGATGTTTTACTTCTAGGTAAGGAATGGGCATCTGTTCCTGGTGGTGGATATGGTCAAGACAGATATACAGTAAATCAAGTGCTTGACATGTACAAGTCACTTTATGGTACTGTGAACATGTCTACAAACGTTCAGGCACCACCAGCAGCAATTCAACAAAAAGCAGCAGGAGCACCACCACCTGCAGCAAAAACACCAGAAGAAGGTCAAAACATTAAATATACTCCACAAGAAATAGAAGCA